GATTGCGTCAATCGGTGCCGCGATCAGCGAGCACTTCGCATGGAACATCCGGATCGTGGCAGAGGCTATGGCCAAGACACGACCGGGCACATGGGCCGCGCTGGTGGCCTCGATTGCCGGGACCATTTCACCCGAAGCGGGCGCGCTGATCCGATCATCGCCGGACGACTGGCATCTCGACCTGATCGACCGGAAGTTTCTGTTTCTGCGGGTGCCACCCGTTGTCGCCGCGCTTTTCCTCGATGCACCACCCCGAGAGACCAATCTGATTCTTGGACGGGCGACATCAAAGGACACATTCCAGATGCTGCCGTGGCTGCTTGGCAGTCCGGAGGGTCGCGCCAAGCTCGCGACCATCACTTCACCGGCGAAGATCACGACCGCCGAACGAGCCTACAAGCTGGCCATGGCAACCCGCGCCAACGCACTGAGCACCGCCAGCATCAACATCAGCATGCAGGTTCGCGCCGCTTGGCGCCGCCTCCACGGACTTGATGCCCACTTCCTGCAAGAAGCTCTGCCCCAGAAAGGAACTCCCAATGACCCAACATCCCGGCCCCGCCCAAAAGATGCAACAGACAGCGACTGAGGTGACACTCGGCGATGACCTGCTTCGCGGGGCAGACGAAATCGCCAAGTTCATGTTCGGCGACGTGAAGCACCGCCGCAAGGTCTACTACCTGACCGGTGAGGCACCGAGGGGCATGCCGCACTTCAAGATGGGGTCAGTGATCTGCGCACGCAAAAGCACGCTGCTCAACTGGGTCGCGCAGCAAGAGCGTTTCACTCCGGGTGAGTGACGGCAATCGCAAATGTCCTGAGGTCCGCGAGCCATTCGCGGGCTCCATCTTCCATCAGATACATAGCGAACCCCCGCCCCATGACCCTGCAGGACCATCCGCTCGACTTCAACGACGTGCCGCCTGCCCGCAAGGCGCGCGGCGCCACCCGCATGTCGGTGGCCCGACTGGCGGAACTGCTGAACGACCGGATCGGTGATCTTGCCGTTGCCCTGCTCGGCACCCCGAACCGCGAACTGTCCAGCCAGCAGCAGCTTCGCTTCGGGAGCAAAGGCAGCGTGGCGGTGGAAATCGCGGGCAAGGATGCCGGGCGCTGGTATGACCACGAGGCAAGCACCGGCGGCGCTGGGCTGGAACTGATCCGCCATCACTTCGGCCTCGACGAAAAGCCCGCATGGGATTGGGCGCGGCACTGGCTGGGCGAACAGGCGATGCCTTCTTCCTTTGCCGCAAAACCGGCCCCCGCCCCTGCCTCGGGCGCGGCCCGGCCCATCGACCTGTCTGATACTGAACGCGCCACCAAGGTCGCAGAAATCGTCCGTCAGACCGAAAGCCCGAACGGCACCCCGGCCCACGCCTATCTGCACGGGCGCGGGATCGCCATTCAGCCGCCTGACTGCATCCGGTTTCGTCAGAACGCCTATGGCAGCTATGGCGCTATGGTCGCGCTGGCCACCGATGCAGCTGGTGAGGTTCTGGCCATCCAGCAGGTCTATCTGACCGCCGAAGGCAAGAAGGCCCCGCTCGATCCCGTCAAGCGCACCAACAAGGCGGTCGAGGGCTGGGCCGAACGTTCCGCCGTGCGTCTGCCGGGGCGCGAACCGCTGGTGCTCTGCGAGGGGGTCGAAACCGCGCTGTCGATCTGGCAGGCGACCGGTCAGGAGGTTTGGGCCTGCCTCGGCATCTCGAACATCGCCCGCGCGCCCGTGCCCGAAAATGCCATGGTGATCATCGCCCGCGATGGCGATGCGCCGGGCAGCAAGGCCGAGGGCCAGATCCTGCGCACCGCCAGCAGCCTCATGGCACGCGGGATGACGGTGCACCTGGCCACCCCGCCCGAGGGCGAGGATTTCAACGACATCCTGGTGCGCGAGGGCGAAGACGCTGTCCGCAGTAGCATCGCCGCCGCCGAACCCTTGCGCGCCGACCAGGCCGATACCCGTCCAAAGGATCTCTACATCGGGTCAGACGTCGAGATCGCCAAACGCGTCCGCGAAGACCTGACGGCCCGTCACGGGCGCATCGTCCATGCCGAGGGCGCGTTCTGGCGCTACAGTGGCACCGAATGGGAGGCCATCGAGGATCATCTGATCCGGCTGCCGGTCCATGCCTATGACGGCGCGGATTTCATGACAGCGGCGGGCGAACCCTCGCGCGTCAAGCTGAGCAAGTCTCGCGTGGACTCGGTGCTGAACGAATGTGCCGCCCTCTGCGCAGAACCGCACTTCTTTGAAAATCCGCCTGCCGGGATCAACTGCGCCTCGGGCTTCATCCGCTTTGATGTCGCTGGCACGCCCCATCTTGAAGCGCATCACCGCAATCATCGCTGCCGCCACACCCTGCCCGGCCATTGGCATACTGGCATGCCGGGCACAGCACCCGAAGGCTCATTGCTGCACCTTCTGCTGACCGGCAGCTTCAAGGGCGACCCCGAGGCGCAGGCAAAATGCAATCTTCTGGCAGAGATTTGCGGATCGGCGGCGCTGGGCTATGCGACCCGCCTGCTACAGCCCCGCGCCGTCGTGCTGCATGGCAGGTCGGCCGAGAACGGCAAGAGCCAATTTCTTGATCTCGCCCGCGGCCTCCTGCCCCCCAGCGCCATCTGCTCCGTTCCTGCCTCGCAAATGGGGGACGAGAAGCATGTCCTCGGCCTGGTCAGTAAGCTTCTGAACGCATCCGACGAGTTGTCAGCAGAAGCCATCGCGTCAGACGCCTTCAAGGCCGTCGTGACCGGCGATCCCATCCAAGGGCGCGATGTCTACAAAAGCCGGGCCGAGTTCCGGTCGGTAGCACAGAACCTCTTTGCCACGAACACCCTGCCTGGATTCAAGGGGGGCGTGGACCGGGGTGTCCAGCGCCGCCTGCTGGTGATCCCCTTCGCCCGAACAATCCCGATCCCGGAGCGGATCCCGGGCATCGGCAAACGGATCGCCTCCGAAGAAGCCGATCTCCTGTTGGCATGGGCGGTCCATGCCGCAGCGCGTCTGATCCGGCAGCGCAATTTCGCCATCCCCGAAAGCTGTCAACAGGCGCTGATCGAGTGGGTGCTGGGCGACGACCCGGTGCTGGCCTGGATCGACGCCTGCGTGCGGGTGCAGCCCATCGTGAACGGCGGCCCGATGTTGGCCACCCGCGATGCGCACCTCAGGTTTCAGAACTGGGCGCTGGCCGAGGGCTTCAAGACCGAGAAGCTGCCCGCGATCAACGGCTTCGTGCAGCGCGTCCAGGCCCAGGTGGCCGGGATCCAGCACAAGCGTACCAGCACGGGGCGGTTCTTCCTCGGCATCACAGTGACGCAAGGGTGACGCAAGAATGACGGGCTTTTCCCTGCAACCCATTGAAAGTGTTGAGATGACGCACTTGGCCCAAACCTTTTCATATAAGGGGGAAAACCACACAACCCTGAACACACATTACCCCCCTTATATAAAATGTTGCTCCGGAGGGTGCGTCATCTCAACACTATCAGAGGCTTACGCCCCGAAACCCGTCATTCCAGCGTCATTGTTGCGTCACTCGCTGCGCCACGCGCACGGGCTTGAGGGGCGTCAATCGAGAAGGATCGGGAAGGCGGCGGTTCCTTTTGGGCCAATCCGTATGTGGGGGAGCACAGCGCATGATCCCTCCAGCGTCAGGGGGCAGAATTGACTAAACTCAACACCTCCGAAACCAAGACCGCCTTCGCCGCGCGGGTCGGCCTGACCAAGGGACGCATCTCACAACTGGTGGCCGAGGGTCTGCCGGTGCGCGCTGATGGTCAGATCGACGTGGCGCTGGGCCTGGCATGGATCGAGGATAACCTTGATCCCTCTCGCCGCAACAAGGGTGGCACGGTCGCCCCTGCCCGCAGTGGCATCACGCTGGCCGAAGCGAAGCGTATGCATGAAATCGTCAAGGTGCAGCGTGCCAAGCTGGCGTTTGAACGAGAGCAGGGTCAATTGATCGAAACCGTTGCCGCCACCCGTACGGTGTTTGCCCGCGCCCGCGCCGAACGCGACGCGCACATGGCATGGATCCAGCGCACCGCCCCCCTGCTGGCCGCCGAAGTCGGGGCCGATCCGCGCGCGACCTTCGCAGCTCTCGACCGAATGATGCGCGAGCATCTGGAATATCTGGCCGACATGCCGTTGGGGAGTTTCGGCGATGGTGCCTGAGATTGATCTCGCCTGGCGGCGTGGCATCCGGCCCGAACCGCCGATCCCGGTGTCGGACTGGGCCGACCGCAATCGCATCCTGCCGCCCACGTCAGCAGAACCGGGGCGCTGGCGCACCGACCGCACTCCCTATCTGCGGGCGGTGATGGACGCCCTGTCCACCTCCAGCCCCTATGAACGGGTGGTGCTGATGAAGGGTGCACAGACCGGGGGATCGGAGGCCGGGTTGAACTGGCTGGGCTACATCATCCAGAACGCACCCGGCATCGCCATGCTGGTGATGCCCTCACTCGACATGGTGCGCCGCAACACCACCGTGCGGATTGATCCACTGATCGAAGCCACACCTGCCTTGCGCGATCTGGTGTCAGCCCCAAGGTCGCGCGACGCCGGGAACAGCCTGTTCCGCAAATCCTTTCCCGGCGGCCAGCTGGTGATGACTGGCGCGAACAGCGCGGTGGGCTTGCGATCCACGCCCGTACGCTACCTGTTCCTAGACGAGGTGGACGGCTATCCCGGCGATGCCGATGGCGAGGGTGATCCGGTCGATCTGGCGATCCAGCGCACCACCACCTTCCGGGGGCGGCGGAAAATTTACATGGTCTCGACGCCCACCCTTAAGGGCCATTCCCGCATCGAAGCCGCCTATCTCGACAGCGACCAGAGGTATTTCCACGTGCCCTGCCAGCATTGCGGCGACATGGCTCCGATCACTTGGGCGCGCATCCGATGGCCCGAGGGGCAGCGCGACGCCGCCTATATGATCTGCGATGCCTGCGGTGGCGTGCACCATGAGCATGAAAAACCTCGGCTTCTGGTAGCTGGCGAATGGCGTCCAACCGCGCTGGGCGATGGCCGCACCGCGGGTTTCCATCTGTCGTCGCTCTATTCGCCATGGGAAACTTGGGCCGAAATCGCATTGGATCATGCGCGCGTCGCCAAGGATCCGGCTCGCCTGCAGGTCTGGGTCAATACCAAGCTGGGCGAGTCATGGGAGGACCAGGCAGGTGACACCGTTCCGGCCGATCCGCTGATGGCACGCCGCGAAGATTGGGGCACCGACATCGCCCCCGGCGTGGCCGTGCTGACGGCGGGCGTCGACGTGCAGGGCGACCGGATCGAGGTGCAGATCGTCGGCTGGGGCCGCGACGAGGAGGCATGGGTAACCGACTACCGCGTGCTCTGGGGCGACCCTTCCGGCCCACGCCTCTGGTCCGACCTGGATGGCGTTCTGAACGGGACCTATGGCAACCTGCCGGTGCGCGCCGTTGCGGTGGACACCGGCGGCCACCACACCAAGATGGCCTATGAGTTTTGCCGCACCCGCCTTGCCCGCCGCATCTGGGCGATCAAGGGTCGTGGCGGCCCCGGCATCCCGGTCTGGCCGCGCCGTCCCACCCGCAGCAACAAGGCAAAGATCCCACTCTTCATCGTCGGCGTCGATGCCGTGAAGGACGCGGTCTTCGCCCGCCTGAAACTGACCGAGCCCGGCCCCGGCGCCATCCACTTCCCCCGCCGCCTCGACGCCGACTATTTCCGCCAGTTGACCGCCGAACGGGTCGTCACCCGCTTCGAGAAGGGCCGTCCCATCCGCTCCTGGCAACCCAAGCGCGACGGCGAACGCAACGAGGCGCTGGATACCTTCGTCTACGCCCACGCCGCCCTGCATGGCCTGATCAGCATGGGGATGCGGCTAAACGAGGAGGCGGAGGGGACGGTAGGCAACGCGTTGGCGTCAATCCGCGACGCAAAAGGGGTGATACGCTCTCAGTGGCTTACTACGTGAAAGCAGCATCCATATGTTGTGTTACCTTGAAAACTGTGGTCGACATGTCGACTAAGAGGACCATGGAGGACTCTCACATGCCAGACAGCCATTCCACCCCACGCAAGATCATCGGGTTCTCTATGACGCCCGAACTGGCAGCTATGGTGAAGCTGGAAGCAGCCAAACAAGGCGTATCCTTGCGGAAACTGTTCGAAGAAATGTGGGAAACCTACAACAAATCAAAGAAGACGTAATGCCTGTAAATCTCGACAAGCCTCAGAACTGGAAGGCCGATATCGCAAAATCGGTCGATATGTATAACCAATGGTTCATGAAATTCGCGCCGAAGGCTTTCCGTGACACACGGATTGAAGCGACGAAGGCGGTTGAAGCGACTCTTAAATCCACAGAGAACCTGACCAACATTAAACCCGAAATCATGAAGCGCTGGCCGGACGTACTGCCAACACTCAGGATGTCAACCTGCCCCCCTCTGGCTGTCGACCGCCTAATCGGCCTCGCCGATGTCCCACCCGCCATGGTCAAGCGCATGGAGATTGACAAAAAGCTCCCTGTGCGTCTGACTGGAGCGGCACTTGATGTTGAGCTCAATAAAATCGCCGACATCATCGAGCGGATGGCGGATCCCGACATCTTCGTCTGGATTGGACGTACAGAGTCTGCCACCGAAGCCGAAATTCACCGCGCCGCAACAATCGTCGCCGACCGACTTTGCGGGAGTGTCGCGAACCCCATAATTCGCAACGCACAGGAACAGCGCCAATTGGCCTACATCGCCACATGGCTTGAGGCGCGCGGCTACAAACGAATTTCCAACGGCAACAGTAACTTCCGCGCCATGTCGCCCGGCACCTACTCGTTCCGCATGAATGTCCCTGTTGGAGGCGACAATGGGGCAAACACCATCAACATCCCCGTCGACGCTGTCATCATGCGCCACTCAGCCAAACCCGGCGACTTTCCGCTTTTAATAGAAGCCAAGTCGGCAGGCGACTTCACCAACACCAACAAGCGCCGCAAGGAAGAAGCTCAAAAGGTCAATCAGCTACGTCACAGCTACGGTAAAGACATTGAATTCATACTCTTTTTATGCGGCTACTTCGACGGTGGCTATCTGGGCTACGAGGCTGTTGAAGGGATTGATTGGGTATGGGAACACCGGATCGACGATTTGCAGGGGTTTGGCCTATGATCGACATAGAACAACTCGAAGCCAAACGCTTGGGGCTTCAGGCATCCCTCGACAGCGAAAAGACGTCAGATGATCGCAACCGCATGGGGCAGTACGCAACGCCGACTGCTCTCGCTCGTGAGATCGTTGCTCATGGCATTCGACTGCTGGCAGAGGACGCGTCGATCAGGTTCCTTGATCCAGGCATCGGAACTGGGTCATTTTATTCTGCTCTCTTGGCGAACACACAAGTCGATCGCATCGAGTCGGCAATGGGATACGAGATTGATCCGCATTACGGCGAGCCCTCCCGCGCACTTTGGCAGGGCACCCCACTCGGCATCCGTCTCGAGGACTTCGCTCGGGCCACACCTGAGGGGCCCGGCGCAAACCTTTTGATCTGCAACCCACCTTATGTCCGACATCATCACATGGATGTCGTTCGCAAGGCCGAAATTCAACGCCGCACCGAAGAGGCGTGCGGGGTCAATATCAATGGTCTGTCCGGTCTTTACTGCTACTTCATGGGGTTGGCACACCCCCACATGGCCAATGACGGTATCGCCGGATGGCTAATCCCGAGTGAGTTCATGGGCGTGAATTATGGCAAGATGCTGAAGCGCTACCTTCTTGAAAAGGTCACGCTCCTACAAATACACCGGTACGATCCGACAGACGTGCAATTCGACGATGCACTTGTCTCGTCCGCTGTTGTCTGGATCAGGAATTGTCCGCCGCCAAAGGATCATGCAGTTCGCTTCACATACGGCGGCACGCTAGCTTCGCCCTCGCTTGCTCGACATGTGCCGACCGCCGAGTTGGCGCTTGAGGCCAAGTGGACGCGCTACCCGCAGGCCAATAGCGCCACGCCGAAAAGCGAGGTCACCCTAGGCGATCTGTTTGACATCAAGCGCGGCCTTGCCACCGGTGACAACAGCTTCTTCATAATGGACCGTGGTCAGATCGAAGAGCGCGGCTTGCCAATGGAATGCTTCCAGCCTGTCCTGCCCGGCTCCCGCTTCATTCCTCAAGACGAAATCATGGCAGACGCGGACGGCTTGCCGCTCTTGTCCAAGCAGTTATTCCTACTCGACACACGGCTCCCCGAAGATGAAATTGCAGTGCGCCACCCAGGGCTTCACGCGTATCTCGCGTCCGGAAAGACGGGTGAGACGCCCGTTGTGAGCCGCTATTTGTGCCAAGGGCGGAAGCCTTGGTACTCGCAGGAAAACAGGCCCGCTGCTCCCATCATTTGCACCTACATGGGGCGTAACAGGACAGGCGGGAAGCCATTCCGGTTCATTCTCAATCACTCCAATGCGACCGCGTGCAACACATTCTTGTTGCTGTACCCCAAACCGATTCTGACGCGCACAGCTCAGAATAACCCCTTTGCCATTCGGCAAGCATGGGAATTCTTGAACGAAATTGATGCCGCCGAACTGCTCGGTCATGGCCGCGTTTACGGTGGAGGACTGCACAAACTGGAACCGAAAGAGCTTCGAGGTTTTCCGGCGGAACTCTTAGCGCGGCGGCTAGGCTTGGATCTTCCATATTCCGTCCTGCCAGACTTGTTTGGCCACCGAGTAGCGTAGCGGAAAACGCATATCCATTCAAACTACCATTCCCGACCTTTCCCAACGGCTCTGATACCCCGGAGGCGCTGGAAATGAGACAATCCGCGCCATGCGGACTTTCCTCAATCGCCTCCTCGGCCTAACGCATACACGCAGCTTCGACGCTGCGGGTGGTGGTCGGCGTTGGGAGGGCGCGCGGACGGTCGACGGGCTGAACACGGCGATCCTTGCGGGGGCGTCAACGGCGGCGCGTCGGGCCGGATGGTATGCGCGCAACAACCCTTGGGTCGCGGCAGCGGTGGACAGCCTGGTGGGCAATGTCGTCGGCGCGGGGATCAAGCCACAATCTACACATCCCGACCGGGCTGTTCGCGAACGCTTGCAGGTGCTTTGGCTGCGCTGGACCGATCATGCCGATCCGGGCGGGCTGGCGGATTTCTATGGGCTGCAGGCAATGGCTGTGCGGGCGATGGTCGAGGGCGGCGAGAGCTTCGCGCGGCTGCGCGTGATGGCAGATGCCTCCGCCGTCCCCCTTCACATCAACTTGCTGGACCGGGACCAAGTGCCGCTGGACCTGCACCGCGACATCGGCGGTGGGGCGCGTATCCGGGCTGGTATCGAATTCAACGGCGCTGGGCAGCGCACCGCCTATTGGGTGATGCGGGATCGGCCCGGAGATCCGCTGACTTCGTTGCGGCTGGAACCTCTGCGCATCCCCGCCACCGATTGCCTGCATCTATTCAAGCCGCTGTCCGCTGGCCAGTTGCGCGGGATCACCTGGCTCGCCCCGGTGCTGTTGCGCCTGCACGAGTTGGACCAGTTCGAGGATGCGGCGCTGGTGAAGGCCAAGGTGGCGGCGCTGTTCACCGGCTTCATCACCGATCCCGATGGGACCGCAGGCGGTCTGACTGGCACCAATACCAACGGCGCGCTGACCGTGGGCATGGAACCCGGTAGCCTGATCCCCCTGCCGCCTGGCACTGATATCAGGTTTTCCAACCCGACCGAGAGCGACGCTTATGGCCCCTTCGTCAAGAACCACCTGCGCGCTGTGGCCGCTGGAATGGGTCTGCCCTACGAACTGGTCTCGGGCGATCTGGAGGGTGTCACCTATTCCTCGATCCGCGCCGGGTTGATCGAGTTCCGCCGCCGGGTGGAGCAGTTGCAGCATAATGTCGTCGTGCACCTGTTCTGCCGCCCGGTCTGGGACCGATTCGTGCGGCTGGCGGTGCTGTCGGGCGATCTGCCCGCCCGGGACTTCGACCGCGATCCTGCGGCCTATCTCGGCTGCGAATGGTTGCCGCCCAAGTTCGACTATGTCGATCCGAAGAAAGACGTGGAGGCTGAGATCCTCGCGATCAACGCTGGTCTCAAGAGCCGCCG